GCTTTTGAAGAAGAGGTCATGTTGACTGGCTTCGGTTCTGCTCCGGTGAAGACCGAGGGTGCAGGCATGGCATACGACACCGCTTTGGAGTCGTTCACTGCTCGCTACACCCACGAAACCATCGCTATGGCGTTTGCGTTGACTGAAGAAGCCGTTGAGGACAACCTCTACGACCGTCTTTCTGTTCGCTACACCAAGGCGCTGGCTCGTTCCATGTCCAACACTAAGCAAGTAAAAGCTGCTTCTGTGCTGAACAATGGATTTACTGGTGGTCAGTTTGCTGGCGGCGACGGCGTGGCTTTAATGTCCATTGCTCACCCAACTGCAATGGGCCCAGACTTCGCTAACCGTCCTGTTGTTGCTGCTGACTTGAACGAGACTTCTCTCGAACAAGGCATTATTGACATTGCGTCGTTTACCGATGAGCGCGGCTTAAAGGTTGCGTTGACTGCTCGTAAACTGGTTGTTCCTAAAGAGTTGCAGTTTACTGCAGAGCGCTTGATGAAGACCGTCCAACGTGTGGCAACGGCTGACAATGATATCAACGCGATCAAGTCCATGGGCTTGATTCCTGAAGGATACGTTGTCAACCACTACTTGACAGACACAGATGCCTTCTTCTTGTTGACTGACGCACCTAACGGTTTGAAGATGTTCAACCGTTCACCTATTAAAACCGCTTTTGAAGGCGATTTTGAAACAGGGAACGTTCGTTACAAGGCCCGTGAGCGCTATAGCTTTGGCTTCAGCGATCCACGCGGTATCTACGGTTCTCCCGGCGCTTAATAAACGTTTGGAAAATATGAAAAAGGGGGCTTCGGCCCCTTTTTCTTGTCATAAATTTAAACTACGATGGATTTGCAGCCGCTGTGGTTGCATAAACATAGGGGCACATTATGAAATTTGAAATGGAATTTGGCGTTTTTAGTAATAGCAAAATTGTTGTTGAGACTCACGATTTTGACATCATTGATATTTTCCAAAAGTTTGTGGAGTTTCAAGAACACTACGGTTGGGCTGTTGAGTACGAGGCCACTGCGGTGCTTGGTGACGAGTTTGACGATGAAGACGATACTGAGGAAGAAGAAGTTGCGGCTGCTACAGCAGAAGCTAACAAAGAGTAATACTAGGGGGCTACGGCCCCCTTCTTTTTGGCTTTTTTAACAAGTCGTTCGTCGTGATGATGTATGCGGTGGCAGTTGGCGCATAGCACAATGCACTTTTGAACTTCTTCCATAGCGCGCTTAAATGCCCGATTTTTTACCAATTTATTGACCGCAGCTTCTTTGGTACTGCTGTCTATGTGGTGAAAGTCAAGCGTTGCCGGGTGGTTTTGCCCGCATTTTATGCACGCTAATGTAGCTTTAAAGCTACGCCATTGATCTTTGTACGCCTTGGCCGAGGCTTTACTTGCGGCTATTACAGCTGCTTTATTGTTGGCATAGTACGTATTTGCGTACGTTTTTTGTTTAGTTTGTTTAACAATTTTATCTTTATACGGCATGCTTGATCTTGTACTTCCAGTACAACGCCGTTTTTAAACCCCAAGGTTGAGATGGCTCAAACATTTTGAAACCTATAGCTATCAAACTGTTTGCGGAGGCAGGGTTTTGATTGGTGTCAGAGATAACCCAGTTCATCTTTAGCGCTTTGGCTTTGCGAATCCGCGCTTTAATAAACCTTTTCTGAAGCCCGCGTCCACGATGAGCGCGTACAACACCTGCCCGACAAAGATACATAGTGTCAGACCAACGACTAGAGGGAACAACACCAGCGAACCCAGCAGCCTCACCGTTTTGTGTGTAAGCGACATACCAGTATCCTTGAGTAATTGGGTAAATTTTGTCGTGGGGAAGACACGCTTTTTGAAGCAACGTCAGTAGTTGCACCACCTCTGACTGGCGAGTATCAACAGGGGCAATGCGGTATTTCATGCATGTATGATGCTGAAAAATTGTGACAAGAAAAATAAGAGTTGCTAACCCCAGATAACTTTGGTATAAACGCAGTAATCCGGGCTTTCCGGTGCATTAGACAGTCCCGGCTGACGACATACAGACTAATGCACTTAACTTGTATGTAAGGAAAAATCATGGCTCAAACCACATTCTCCGGTCCAGTCACATCCCAAAACGGCTTTAATTCAGACGACACCCCGACCACTGTTGATTACGTAGCAGGCAGTTACAACCTTACCGATTTCACTGTACGCCCTGCGTCAACGTGGACAGGCACAGTAGCTGCATTGGTTGGCGCGGCTAATTCCCGCACGGCTGGAGTCTCTGGCGCTAATATTTTTGGCTGCTATGCACAAACTTCAATGGGTACAGCAACAAACACCATTACAGGTCTTAACACCGCTGTATATGGTGTTGTAGACATGGGGCCAAGTACAAACGCAGGCGCTACTTACGGCGCGGTTTTTGACTTTGCTCAATTTACAGGCACAAGAGCCACAACACCAAAAGCGTTTATTGGTTTTGGTGAAGATTCATCTTCAACCAACCCTTGTTTAAACTTGTTTGACGTTGGCAGACTGGGTAAAAACGTAGCCGCAGGTTTGGCTGTAACAGCAGGAACACCGACTACACCAGCAGGTCAAATACGAGTTCTGGTTAACGGCGCTATTCGTTACATCCAACTGTTTAGCACATCTGCTTAATATGACCGAGTTAGACCTTAAAGAACGCCTTGAGGCGTTAGAGGCCCAGAGGCGGCAGATGGAAGCCAATCTAAATGCCATCGCTGGGGCCATGCAAGAATGTCAGTACTGGCTGCAAAAGATAGCAGACAAACCGGAGCAACAACATGACAATTGATGTACTAGCAAGTGTGCCGTTAACTTCTACTGGGCAATTTACCAATCAAACACCTATTGCTCTTGGTAGAACAAGGGTCAAAGCTGTTTACATGATTCCGTCTGGCACGGCTGGCAGTGTTGTGTTTAGAGATGGTGGGTCAGGCGGCACAACCGTTATGACGCTTAACACTGTGGCTTCTGCTACGCAACCTACGTATCTTTTGTTTGCGGGTGAAGGTATTTTATTTAGCAGTAATGTCCATGGAACTGTGACGAACGTAACTTCAGCCACAATTTTCTATGGCTAAAAAGGGTCCTTCTCTCTCTGTTGGTCGGGGCGAGAAGCTACCGATCTCTAAGGGTGCAGGCCTGACTGCCAAGGGCCGGGCTAAATACAATGCTGCTACAGGCAGTAATTTAAAAGCTCCTCAGCCTAAAGGCGGTCCACGAAAAGATTCTTTCTGTGCTCGTATGTCCGGGATGCCCGGTCCTATGAAGGATGAGAAGGGTAAACCTACACGCAAGGCGGCAGCCTTGGCAAGATGGAAGTGTTAGATGGAAGTCAATACAATTTGGTTAGCAATCCTGTCCGCTTCATTTGGCGGATTGTGGTTTTTTATTCGCGAGAAATTTGACGAGCTTAAACGAATTGACATTTTGTTGAATAAGACTCGTGAAGAAATTGCTCGTGACTACACAACCAATGCAGAGGTGCAGAGAATTACCGATCACATTGATCAAAGGTTTAATCGGCTTGAAGAGAAGATTGATCAGCTTATTCGGGCAGGAAAATAATGTATTTAACAAGCAACATTCCGTATTTTAAATGTTGGGTAAGAAAAGAATTTACAAATGGCCATCAGAATTATCAAGGTGAGTACCTTCATGCGTTGGCTGTAGCGGTAACAACCATCCCTGATAGGAGCTTGAGTTTTCAAGTTATTTTCACGGGCTGTGAGGCAGATGATGGTAGTCAGGAAAATGTGCATGGTGGGGCAATGTGGGCACGGATGCCCCTTGCAGCTTTAGTTGGAGACATTCCTTTAGAGGTATGGCCAGAACGTATGTTGAATCATTTATCGCAGCCTTGGGACTGCAATTCATACAATCACTCCATCATCAGTTTGGAGCGGGCAAAGCCTTCTCCTTGGTTGTGCAAAATTAACAATGAATTTTTTACCGGTAGGTACTTGTTCACGGTAGACTATGCGGAAAGCGACGTATCTGAGGATCCATCGCAGCACAAGCAGAGTCATGTGTTGATACTGACTGATGCGGGCAAGTGGACGGGAAATATTGTGGCGCTGCCTAACAACAGGGTCCGTGTAACGAGTCCAGCGTATTGGGTTACAGGACAGGGAGCGCCTGATTTCAGGCCTAACCAATGGATTCATTGTGCAGAGCAAGATGACTCGTACATGGATGCGGAAGAAACTTTTAACAACCTCTATCAGGAGAAAAAAGATGATGAACTCTAAGATGATGGCCAGCGGTGGCATGATGAAATCTAAGATGGGTGCCAGCGGCGGCATGAAGAAAAAAGGCTATGCTGCAGGCGGCGTTGCTGATATGGCCGGCCCACAAGGTACAACCATGAGCCAACCTGTCAAGAAGACAGTGTCTGGTGAGACTGTTTCAGTGCGCGGCGTAGGTGCAGCCCGTGCTCAAAAAGCAACTATCTATTAAAAAATGACTACCTCTGGCGTCTCCTCCTACAACCCGGACTTCGATGAGATCATCACCGAAGCGTATGAACGCTGCGGCTTGCAGGTTCGGGATGGGTATGACGTTTTATCTGCGCGCCGCTCATTGAACTTGATGTTTGCTGAGTGGGCTAATCGCGGATTAAATTTGTATACGATTGAGCAGCGACAGGTGGCCTTAGTAGCCGGCACGGTGGAATATTCGTTACCTAC